ACAACGGCCTCAACGGTATCGTCATTAATGATGCGAAACTCACGGCCATGTATGACCAAGCGAGAACCTGAATGTGGGCGCACGAGGATAAAATCTCCCGGTTTACACCACGGCCCATTAGGAAACTTAGATGGGTCTTGATAGCAGTCTGGCCCCATATCGACAACAAACAAGACAGTTGTGAGTGCCTCCTCGTCGCGCATAGTCTGGTCAGATTTAATCAAACCTACTTCACTGTCCTCAAACTCTTTCTCTGCCTCTGGAATTGCGCAAAGGATTCGATAGCCAGATGGCCTTGGTAATTGCTTACCCTTCTCCTCCATTGTTGATTCCCAGTTATAGGTTCCCACGACTTGTGGGTTATCGGCGTCTGTAGCCAATAGGATGGAACTAGTCATCCGAGGTCTCCAATCGTTGTTTCAGGTCTAGGGTGTATCCCCGCATGATGAGCAGACCACGAATCTCACCACACAGTTTTTTGTAATCTTCAAAAGACTCGGCCTTACCCTCGGCCAAATACTCTTTAAGTTGCTCGATCTTTTCATCCGCTTGTTGGATGAGAATCTCAAATGCGTTCATTTATTCCCCTTTAGGTTGTCTTTGCCTCATTTGGATGCGCTCCTGCATTGCCCGCAGTTGCTCTTCATGACTCTTGTTAGAGAGTTGTTTGAGGACATCTACACCCATGTCCATCATGTGGCGTTGTTTGTCATCCTGCATTTGCGCGGCCATCTTCACTGCGTCCATCTTGATGCGTTTGTCATCAGTGGCCTGCTGTGTCTGGATGCGATCACGCTCAACCTGCAACTGCGCCGCTTTGATGGCGTTATCAGCCTGATCTTTAGCAGCTTTACGCTGGTTCTCTTGCGCCTTGAGTTGTAACTCCTGCATCTGCATTTGAACAATCGGATCTTGCGCTTGCTGCTGTTGTTGAGCCTGCTGTGCTTCCTGCATATTCTTCTGGAGCAACTGCTGCGCGGCCTGTGCCAACATCGGAGACAGCCGTGCTTCCACTTCTGGAGACATCTGAACTTCATCACCAGACTCGTCTGTCTGCGGTGGCAACTGCATACCCAATGTCTGCTCAATCTGTTTGCGATACTCAAACCCTAAGTGCTCGTTGATGTGAGACATCATGGCTGACTGCAACTGTGGAGCCATCGGGTTGTTCTGCAAGAGAGACTGAATCTTGGGGTCTTGCATCGCGGCCATGTGCACAACAATGTGAGCTTGATGATCTTGCGCAAGGAACGCTTTGACCGGCTTGCCTTTGAGCACATTCTGATTCTCTGACACTGGGTCAGTGGGCTTCTGGTCATCGTCCATCGGCACGAGCTTGTTAGCGTCTTTAATGCCCAACACCTCTAACATCTGACGATGCAAGAGTGGCAGGTTATACAACTGCGGTGCGCCTTGAGCAAGCTGTAACACAGCCTGATACTGCACAATCTTCTGCGCCATTGTTGACGCATTAGGATCGCTGACAGGTATGACATCCACATCGTCATAGTCAGACTTCTTCGCCTTGCGACTGCCTTCGCTTGGCTGATATTCGTAGTCGTCTGGTGTGTACTCAGCAATGATGTGTTTTAAGAGTCCCAACTCTTGTTTCATCGAGTAGTGAACACGTGCCTGAATGGCACTCATGTTCTTGAGTGTACGCTCCAAAATTGCCAACGTAGTACCTACAGGCGCTTGCGCACTCATGTCACTGAGCGTCAAGTCTGCTGTATTAGCGAAGCGTCTACCTTCTTCAACAATCTGACCAAGCAATGCCATCAATGTCTGGCTAGGCTCTTTGTATGGCAGGGGTAGTAAGTTGTCTTTCAGTGTGCCACTGGCCACATCTGCATCGCGCCATTCACCCGGAGCAATCGGGGTGTCGTCTCCCTTAACCCGCATGCCGCGAGTCTTGAAGCCGCCGGGTAGGTTACTTAAAGTACCAGCATCGACAAGCTGACGAATAAGAGAAGTGCCTGACTTAGCAAAAGCCCCAATGAGGTGAATGAGGCCAAAACAGTAAAAGCCAAATCCCGGAACGTAACCATAATGGACAAAGTGCTGTCGTTTTGTGTGGGTCTCATCATCAGGCTCCCAGTTACGGCGAATGGCCAGCACGTTGCTGGTTCCCTTTTCAATGGTGACTACATACGGCAGTGCAATGCCAGTCTTCTTACCCTTCTTGTCTTTGTGCTCATAGCCTTCAAGGTCGAGGTCTACGTTCATCTCTAAGAGTTTGAAGCGATCATCGGCAGTGGCTCTGAAGCCCATCTTCTCTGCAATCTTCTTCTCAACTTCATCCAACACGTTGTCAGGTGTACCCAAGTCCACGTCCGTGTAGAAGCCTGCAACCTGCAACTTGCGCAACTCGTTCTCTGTCTTGCGCATCACGTGAGTAATACGCGGAGAAGACTCTAAGTTAGACGCACCGTAAGGCACAACAATGTCTTCAGCAGGAACAAAGAACGATACCTGACGATCAAGCGACGGATCAAAGTACACCTTCTTGAACGCATTGCCAGACAGACCCAAGCCCCACAACATGCGCTCATGCTCTGGCCTGTATTCTTTCATCACGTCTGTTAACTGGTAGTTCATGTCATCTTGAACACGCTGTGCAGACTCTTTCTTAGCAGGTGTCTCTTTGCCAATGATCTGGGTCTTCACTGGCCCAGCGGCGGGGAACGTCGCCATCATTGTCTCTGACTGGAACTTCACAAGAGCTTCAGACAACATGGGGTGGAACACACCACACGCACCTTCCCATGGTTCTGTGCGTTCTTCAATCTTCATACCCAATAACTCTAGGCCATCAACGTAAGTCTGCATCCAATCTTTACGGCTGGACACGTCCTCGTCATAGTCGCTGATTAACTCTTCAGCAAGACTTTGCAAGACATCTTCGCCAATGTACTCAGCAAGGTTAGCGTTAAAGTCATCTTCTGAATCTTTATCAGGGACAATTTCAATCTCCATACCACCCATGCCGATGGTCACAGCTTCTGGGTCTTCAATCTCAATCTCAATTTGAGGAGATGAGTTGTCCATCGCGGCCAGTTTTTCCAAGCCTTGTGGCGCTGCATATAGTGACTTCTCAATAGCCATGTTTCATCCTTAATAGTACGGCTCTTTCCTGCGGAACTGCCGTGGTTCATCTTCCTCATCAGACGCCAACTGAATAAAGCCACCGCGCCTGTAGCGCAGTAATGCCTGAGTCATTGAGTCCACCAAGTCATCATGCTCCCCTGATGGGAAAGACGCGACCTCTTCAATCAGTTCTTCTGCCCAGTGCGTATTAGGCACCCAAACGTGGCCTGATGCAAACATATCTGCTACTGCGTTTAGCCGCGCAATTTTATCGTTACCTTTACTCGGTGTGAACTCCTGCACGGGTATACCCATCGCCCGTAATTCAAATATCAGGGGCGATCCCGCTGCCTTGGCCTCAACGATCAGGCTATCAACTTCCCATTCTTTGTATTCTTCAAACGCCCTAATTTTAAGTTCTGGAAACTCCATGCGTTTCTTGAACGCATTGAGCAAAATAATATTTGCCCGGTTCACACCCAAATCATCGTCTTGATAGAACACGCCCCATGTCGTACATGCAGAGTAATCTGCCCGTTCTGTCTTTAAAAACGCCGTATCCCACGACTGGATGATGAATTCACAGCTTGGCGGGTTGTCACGCTCCCATACTTTCCACCATTCACGCTTCACAATGGCAGATACGTCCGATGTGGGGGACTGCATGTACTGCGCTTGCCACTTACTATTAGGCAACTCTTCTTTGAGGGCTTGTAACTCGTCTAATGACCAAAACTCAGGCCATAAAGGTTTACCCGAGGGCATAATTGCCGGAAATTCGATGACTTCCCACTCTTCGCCCGACCTTTGGGCCGCAGCTTTGACAACTTGACCCGTTAAGTCCCGTTTAGACCACCGAGTCATCACCATCACGATAGAGCCACCCGGCTGTAGACGTTGGCGGGGGCCAGATGTGTACCACTCATACGTCTTATCGTAGATTTCTGGGTTTGACTGGGCCATAGCGGCCTCTTGCTCCGAGTGCGGGTCATCTATTAT